CCGCCATCCGAGCAAGGGGGCAAGCATGAGAGAGTCCACCATCGAGAAGTACTTCATCGCCCAGGTTAAGTCCATCGGCGGCATGGCGTACAAGTTCACCAGCCCCGCGCACCGAGGCGTGGCCGACCGCGTGGTGTGCCTGCCCGACGGCAGCACGCACTTCGTCGAGCTGAAAGCGCCAGGCGGTCGGCTGTCCGAGCTACAGAAGGTCTTCCAGTCAGACATGGCGCGGATGCGCCAGAACTACGCTTGCCTGTGGTCAAAGGACCATGTCAACGAATGGATCAAGGAAGCGCAGAAATGACCGACATCGCAGTCACACTCACAGAACGCGGCAACCGCTACGGAAAATTTAAAGACCACGCAGCCATCGCGCAAGAACTCAAGCGCGCGTTGTATCGCCACATGGACTTGGTAAGCAAAGTAGAGCCGGACGCGGATCAGCTAGAGGCCCTGGAGATGATTTGCCACAAGATAGCCCGCATTGTTAACGGCGATCCCGACTACGCCGACAGTTGGCACGACATCGCGGGCTATGCTCAGTTGGTTGCTGACCGTTTGAACGGCATCGAGCGATGAAACTGCGGCCTTATCAGGAGCAGGCAGCTGACTTCTTGTACGAGCACGACCGCGCCATGATCTTGGCGCCAGTCGGCGCGGGCAAGACGGCGATCACGCTGACGGCCATGCGCGACATGATCCGCGACGGCCACGTCAGGCGCTTCCTCGTCGTCGCGCCGCTGCGAGTTGCCACCAGCGTCTGGCCGCAGGAGCAGCCCAAGTGGGCGCCTGAGCTAAAGCTGCGCGTAGCCGTCGGCACGCCCCAGCAGCGCAAGACAGCGATGGATTACTGGTCCGAGATTGTTGTGACCAACTACGACAACCTCCAGTGGCTGGCCGAGCAAAGCCTGACCACATTTGACGGCGTCGTGTTCGACGAGCTGACGCGCCTGAAGAACCCGTCTGGCGCCAGGTTCAAGGCGATCGCCAAGGTGCTCGACTGCCCCATTCGCTGGGGCCTGACCGGCAGCTTCACCAGCAACGGTCTGGAGGACGTCTTTGGGCAATGCAAGATGATCTCTACTGCTTTACTCGGCCGCAGCAAGGGTGCGTTCCAGCAGCAGTACTTCTACCTCGTCAACCGCGAGTACGGCGACTGGCAGCCGCGCCCCGGCGCGCTGGAGCTGGTCATGGAGCGCATCAAGCCGGCCACCTTCGTGCTGGAGCCGGGCGAGTACAAGGACAAGCTGCCGCCGATGCACACGGTCGAGGTGCGCATGGACCTGCCTGACCGCAAGCCGTATGAGGACATGAAGAAAGACTTCGTGGCGCGCTTTCCCGATGCGACTGCGGTGGCCGTCAACGCCGCCGTGGTGACGCAAAAGCTCTCGCAGATGGCCGCAGGTTTCGTCTACACGCCAGAGCCGGTCTGGTTCAGCAGCCACAAGTTCGACCGGCTGGAGGAGCTGCTCAACGAGAACCAGCAGGCCAACACAATCGTTTTCTACAACTTCATCGAGGAATTACATGAACTCCAGCGACGCTTTCCTCACGCCCGAACGGTTGACAGCATTGATGACTGGAACGCCGGACGAGTACGCCTTCTATGCCTGCACCCGCGATCCGCCGGCCACGGGCTCAACCTCCAGCACGGCGGGCACCACATCGTGTGGCTCAGCCTGCCCTGGTCGCTCGAACTGTTCGAGCAGGCCAACGGACGCCTGCACCGATCCGGACAGCGCCACGAAGTCTGGTGCTACGTGATGATCGCCAACCAGACCGTAGACGAGAAGATATGGGCCGCGCTGCACGACAAGCGGGCGCTTAGTGACATCGCGATGGAGAGTTTGAAATGACCGAGCAATTGATGACACAAGAAGAAGTGGCTTTTCGTTGGAAGGTCAGCGAAGCAACTCTTGAGCGAGACAGGTCACTCAAGCAGGGGGTGAGGTATCTCAAGATCGGCGGCTTGATCCGCTACCGGCTGCAAGATGTTCTTAACTACGAAGATGCGTGTGTGCATGAGCCAAAAGGTAAAAACAATGGGTGACGGCTATTACTGCGTGATCTGTGGCAAGTACATTGATGCAGTCGATGGGGTGGTCGTGCATGACGACATACCCCACCCACCAGACATGACATTTGACGAAGAGGAAAACCCACAGTGAACACGCTAAAAGAAAAGATCCGCTCGACGAAGGCGCAGTTTCGCATCGCCGTCAAGCAGTACAACCAAGCGCAGCGGCTCATGGAACGGCTGAAGAAATCGCTAGATCAACTGGAGCAAAAAGATGCAGTGGCGCGAGCTAAACAAAAAGCTAAACATGCTAAGTGAGCAGGAGGTGCTGGAGCTGCTGGAGCAGGAGCGCCAAGGCGCGCGGCGCGTGACGTTTCTGGAGCGGCTGCATCAGCGCTACACCATGCTGCGTGCGGCGCGGGAACGAATTGAACTTATGAAGGAGGCTGTTAAATGAGAGCGCGTATCCTAGACCCGGATTTTGAGTACGTCCCGGCAGCGGCGACGAATGTGCAAGAGACCTGGCGTAAATTCGGATGGAGACCTAAAAGTGAAATGCCCGACCTGCGGAGCGTGGACGGAAGTGAAACTGACAAGACAGAAGGACGGGTTTGTGATGAGAGCGAGGGTGTGCGGCAATGAGCACCGATTCACTACGGAGGAACGCGCCAGACTTCCAGAGTTGGCAGCAGGAGACGCTGGCGAAGTTCGCCCTCGACGCCTACGAAAAGATGCGGGAGCAGCAAGATGAGATCGCGCGCTTGCAGCAAGACCTCAAGACCGCTATAAATGCTTACCGGGAGGTACTTCGCAAATGAAATGCTGCGACTACAACTGCACCCAAGGCCGCAACTGCCCGGCGCGAGTTGCACGAGTAGGCGCGCGTTACCCGGCGGCGCAGCCCCTGCCGCCGAGCAGCTCGCCCCGGCTGCTTAAGAAAGCGGCCTGGGCGATGCTGTTACTGATTTACGGCGGGCTGCTGGCGACGTTTGTCGTACAGTGACCAGGCCACGCCGGCCAGCGTAGAGACGGCGCCGACCACGGCCTCCAGCGTACCGCCGGTAATGCCGAACGACATCAAAAATCCGCCGCCAACAGTGGTCAGCAGGTGGCGGACAAGGGCTTGGACTAGGGTTGCGTTCATGTCAGGTCTCCAGTAAGTCAGCGATGCGGTTGGCCCAGCCGCGACCAAATGCCGGCCAGTTAGCCAAACCAGCCATGAAGCGCAGGCGCTGGGCCAGCATCCGGCGCTTGAGCCCTTCGGGCGAGAGCGAGTTGGCCGCGCGGATGGTCTGCGGGCCGACTATGCCGTCGTCTTGGACGCCGCAGGCGCGCTGGAGCCATTTGACGGCCTGCACGGGGCCAGAGTTCACGGCGGCGTCGAAAAGGATGTACCGCACGTCAGCGGGCAGGCTGTCGGCTTGCAGCACGTCCCAGTACTTGGACTTGTAGATCGCCATCGCCACCGACTGCGGCATGGTGCGCATCTCGCCGGTGTAGCCGTTTTCGAGGGCCACGCGCTTGGTGATGCCCCACATGGTCTCGCCGCCAGGATCGGCCGGGTGATCGGCGTAGCCACCCTCGTGCTTTAGCAGCTTCTCGAAGGCAGTGGCAAAGTTCATTTGTCTGCTTTGTTGTCGAGCTTGTCGAAGATTTTGCCCAGGATGTCGCGGATCTCCTTGAGGTCCGTGCGGTAGTCGTCGCGGGAGACGTAGTGCATGGGCATTCCTCGCACATCGCTGTCGAGCCGGTCGATGGCCTGGTAGATTCGGTTAAGCGTCCAGCCCCCGAAGAACCCAGCGACGGCGACAGCGATGTTGAAAAGGAATTGGTAGTCCATGATCAAGGTGCGAGGTTGTTCTGGTTGTCCGGGGCCAAGGCGTTGCGCTTTGCAGCGCGCGTCTTCGGGCCTTGCTGTTTGCCAGACACGTTAGGCCGCGCCGCCCGCATATTCTCGTCCAACATTTCAGCCAAGTCCATCATCCGCTCGCGGTCGGCGGCGGCCTTGGCGCGTGCTTGTTCGGTCTTGGCGCGGGCTTCGATTTGCGCAAACGCGGCCGCCTGTTCACGCGCCTTTTGCGCCGTCGCTGCAACCCACTCGCGGTCCATCATCTTGGCCGCAACGGCTTTGTCGTTGAGCGCCTTAAAGCCTGGCGCCACTTCGGCCAGATCAGCTTTGGCTTTATTCCACGCAATGCGTTCTTCGGCGGTCAAGTCAAACGCGCGAGATACGCCACGCTCAAAGGTTGTCTCGCCTTCTTTTTTGATGATGCGGGTATACGGTTGAGCGCCTGTCTTAGGCGCTATCGTCATAGTTTTATAGGTCGTGCTTGGTTGCTCAATCACTTGGCCGCTGAGCTTTTGCACTGCGGATTCCAGCGCAGTCGGCGCGCCAATAACGCGAGCAGCCCCCGCAGCTGGCGCCGGCACTAAGTTACCTGCCTCATCAATCACCAATTCAATTGCGCGGTTGGTGGTGCGTCTACCCACATTTGCCGCCGCTTCAGCTGCGGCCTGTTGAGCTTCGGCTTGCTGGCCCAACGTGCGGGACATGGCCGCAGCGCGCTGACGCTCTGTTTGAAGTGCGGCCATTGTGCCTTCTGCGCTGGGCGCCGGCAGCGCCCGAGACAAGTCCGGCGCAACAGGCGTCACTTGCGGGCCGTATCGTTCGGGCGTCATCACAAAGTTAGGCGGAATAAACGTCTCTTGTGCGTAGTTGTACGGCACCAGCGCGTTTGGCCCATAATTGATTTCGGCAGGCGTTGTGCCCAGCGGCACTGGTCGGTAGTCACGGGGCATAGCCACAGCCCGTTGATACTCAGGCGACGCCATGCGCCTAGCCATTAGCGCCGACGCAATGTTGCCCGCAGCCGCCCCTGCGCCGCCGCCAACGATTGCGCCAGGCAGGCCAAACGGCGAGCCAAGCAGCGCGCCTGCGGTGCCGCCGGCACTGGAGCGAGTCAGCTTCTCGCGCCAGGTTGGCTCTCGCACTACGCCGCCTTGCATGACTTCCGGAAAGTTGGCCGCGACGTTTGCCAACTTCGCCAGCTTGCCCGACATCGGCTTGCCTTCAGCGGCCAGCTTGGCGAGCGCCTGCGGGTCAACTACACCAGTTGCCAGATTGGTGGCGCGCTCGTAGTCATACGTGCGGGCCATCGCCGCGCGCGCCTTGCGAAAATCTGAGACCAGTTTTGGATCTGTGATGCTGTTTTCGATAGCTTTTTCAATCGCGTTTGCAACGCCCATCGTTACGTCGGCTTTGGCTATCTCTGCTGGCGATGGCGGGTTAACGCCTGCCGATTGCCGGTTATAAATAGCTTGCGCGTCGCGTCGCAACTGGCGGATGCTATCCAACGCAACTTTGCCATCTGCGCCAGTCTGCATCTGCTGCTTAACAACATCAAGAAAACCGTTGACCGCAGCAGCTTGCCCGGTATCGTTAATCGTCGGCACTACACGCAAGTTGTCGATGTCGGCCAGCACTGCGTCGTCGGCCATTACGCGGGGGATTTCCCGCACTTTGTCATACGCGCCGCTGATCTCCGGGCGGCTGCGGGCTTGCTCAAACGCTTTGGCGTCCAACCGCGCAGTTTCCGGCAGCCCCAAGTCTTCGCGGGCAACTTTTGCTACCTGCGGTAGATTGATCTTAGACAGATTGGCCTGCAAACCAGTTGAGCCAACCGCCGCCGTTTTAAGACGCGTGGTCGCGCTGGGGGCCGAAATAGAAGGGTCAAGTGCAAAACCCAACTCAAGCGCGTCTTTGGCTGCGTCGATGCGCGGGGCGGCCAGCTCGCTCTCACGAACGCGCTGCGCCTGCACACGCTGCTGCCGCGCCTCAATCGGCGCCTTGATGGCGGGCGCTACTTGCTGAACCGCCGGCCGCGCAAGCGCGGCGATGTCGCCCATCATGTTGAGCGGCACGCCTTGCAGCCCCGTGCGGGCCAGCGCGTTGGCAACGGCTTCAGTCTGCGCCTGCGCCGTGGGGCTAAGCGCCGGCTGAAAGAATTGCTGGACTTTGCGCCCGGTAGCCTCACCTGCGCGAATGCCTTCTTGCGTACCGAATTTGCCGCTGGTCAGCGCGCCAAGAATTTTGGCCCCTTCGACAATAGGCGCCGTGATGGCTCCGGTCCCCAACGCCACGGCGGTCTCTACTGGCGCAAGCAGTCGTTCAGTGAGCGATGCGGGCGTGGTTGGTGCTACCGGCGCGGTTGCAGCCGGAACCGGGCCACCATAGCCGGGGATTTGATCTACTGCGGTGCCTGTGCGACGCGGGCCGGGCATACCGCCGGACGTCGCGTGCAGGTACGCATCGGGGTCAAATGCGGGCGGCGCAGCAGCCGGCTGTTTAGCCAAGTACGCATCAGGATCAAATGCCATCATTGCACTCCTAGACGTGCCTTAATTTGCGCGGCGCGGGGGTCTTTCGGGTTGCTGTTGGCCCAGTCTAACGCTTGTTTGTCCTCGGGCGCCAGTTGTCGAGCGCGAGGCGCCGGCGCGGCGGCGGGAGCGCCGCCTTGTGCCCGATAGCTGTAAGTTTCGTCGTAAGCCTCACGCATCCGCGCTTGCGATCCGCGAATGTCGTTGATTGCTTGGTCAATTGCCGCTTGCACATCTGGTGCGTCTTGACGGCGGTCAATCGCCGCAAACGACGCAACCAACTGTTTGCCCTCTTGGTTGGACACGTTGCCCAACGCGCCGCCAGTTTTGGACGCGTCGCGCATATCCTGCAACGCCTGAAAACCACCCTTGGCGACAATCTTGTCATACAGCGCCTGCGCAGCGCGGCCTTCAGCGGTTACGCCAGGCACGCGGCCGGCCACAATGCCAGTGATTTGAGACAAGCCCGGATGATTGCGCAGCGCTTCAAGGTCTTTGATGAACGACTCTGATTTAGTCTCAAAGCCTTTGACTGCTTGCGTGGCCTGCGGGTAAGTGGCTTCTCGTTTTTGAATCTCTTTCGGCGCCAGCGTTGTGCCTTGCCCGGCAGGCGTCATGCGCCCGCGCAAGGCTTCTTCACGGCTTACATAAACGGTGTTGCCAGTTGTTGGGTCGACCACTGCAACAGGCGCGGAAGGCGGAGGTGGCGTAACAGGCCGGCCGGCCTGAGCAATCATCCGTTTGTAATCGAACAGCGACCCGGCAAACCCTTCTTTTTTGGCAAGGTTGTACTCGCGGATCAAGTCAGTGTCTTGACGTTCTGGCGCGGTGTAAACCACCTTGCCGCCCTGAACCAGCGACGCGCCGGGCGCCACGGCCATCGGCTTAGACAGCTCGTTGATCTGCGCCTTGATCACGTCGGCCATTGCTTTGGCGCGCGGGTCATTGATCGAGCTGAGCATAAACAGCTCGCGGCGCAAAGCGTTTACGTCTGCCGCGCCTTCCGCTGCCGGCGCAGGAGCCATAGCGTTGACCGGTGCAGGTGCTGCGGCAGCCGCTGGAGCCAAAGCGTTAGCCGGCGCAGGCGTAATGCCAAACGTGCCCGAGCCTAGCGCGCCAGGCGCTACCGGGGCCATAGGCGCGGCGGCAGGCGCAGCACCGGCGCCCGGAAACAGGTCAGGCGCATAGCGGCGCAACAGGCCCTCATTGCGCTGAAGTTCGTCGTACCGGCGCAGCCCTTCGTACCCTTTTTCCATGTACTCGGGTTTGCCAGTCTGAATCATCGCCCGGAAGAACATCTTCGGGTCATCGCTCTGGCCGACTTCTCGCATCTTGGCTTGCAAGTCTTTGAGCGCGATAGCGTCCTGCTTGAGCTGTTCCAGCTTTAGCTGACCCAGTTCGGTCTGCTGCTTTTCCTGCGCCAGTTGCTGACGCGCTTGTTCCGCGCCGCGATAGCCAGCGGCAAACGAGCCCGCCAACTCAGGCTTCAGGATTCCAACATCGATGAGTCCAGCCATGATTGCTCCTTAGAACTCAAGCGAGCCCATATACTCACCAGACGACGGATTGACCTGCCCCATCCCCGGCATCCCGCCACCACCGCCGTAGCCGAATCGTTTGGCAAGAGCGTTCCAATCGGTGTTGAGCGCCGTGTTCAATGCGCTGCCTGCGGTGCCGTACTGGCTGGCTCGGATGTTGCCGCCAGCCAGCGCGAGGTTGCCTTGATTGGCGGCGTTTATCAACCCAAGCTGATTGGCCACGCCGGCGTAACCTGTGCCAAGCTCGCCCATGACGCCCGCCGAGCGAGGGCCAAGATTGGCGAGATTGGCGAGGCGGTTGTAGGCGTTAGTGAACTCTTGCGAGCCGAACTCTTGGCCGTAGCGCGTCAGCGCCTTGCCTGTGCCCCCGGACAGCAGCCCGCCGCGCGCTGCGGCTGACCGTTCCAGTGCTTTGGTGCCCTCACCCAGCCGAAAAGCGTAGCCTGGGTCCATCGTTAGGAATTTGTTGACATCCGCGCCCGGCTGGTTAAGCGCGGCTAGTCGATTGAGCGCGTTCGTTCCCATCTCAAGGAACGGACGCTGGCGCGCTACGTTTTCTTCGTAGATGCGGCGCTGAAGGTCAAGGGCTTCGCGGGACGCGCCAGCGGAAATGTTGGCCGCTTCACGAGTTGCGTCGGCCTGCTTGCTGGCAGGACCAAAGCCGAATACGTCGGCTACGCTGTTGACAATATCACCCATGATTCTTCTCCAGTCGAATGACGCCGTTTTCCCGGCTTACCTCGTGAAACCCAAAGTGCCGCGCCAGTCGAAGTGAGGGGGTGTTCCGCTCATCGATCCGTGCGACGATTTTACCGTGCGTGCGACCCATCCGGTCAAGGTAATCACTGACCACCGACCGAATGCGCCAACGGCCTCTTTTTTCCGGCACCACGAACAGATCAAACTCATTGTTGACCGCCACAAACGCGCCCCCATCGAACAACTCGATTTGGGTGTTTTGCTCCAGCGCGGTCTTGAGTTCATTGGGCGCCTCAAATCCTTTGTACGTGCGCAAGTGATCTCGAATCACCTGCCATACGTCATCAGGTAACTTCACGCCCGCTGACCCGCATGTTGATGGCCGACGCGGTGCCTGCAATGGTCGAAATGAAGTCGCCCGGACCAAGCACCTGGCCGACCAATTCGGGGAACGTGTAGACCTCGGCAGGTTGGAGCGTCTTGGTCTTGGTGATCAAGTTGGTGTTGCCAGCGGAGCCAGACACCGTGACCAGGTTGACGCTGATCGTCGCCGCAGCCGTGTTGTAGTTGGTCGCGGTGAACTTGTCGATGATGGTCGTCACGCCAGTAGCCGTGTACTGGGTGGTCTGGCTGTTCTCGACCGTCTTGGCCGGAACGAGGACTTTAACGGTAACGGTCATGGCTTACTCCAATTGCAAGGCGTTGTTCGAGTCGTATTGCGTCATTATCCAATTTGTGCCGTCAGAAACCAAGGTGGCATTTGCCCCGGCTACAGCCTCCAAAATGGCGGTTGTCGCCGCGCCCCCGGCCAATGGCACAACATTACTTGAAGCTGACACCAGCGTCTGGCTTTGGTAGTTCTGAAAGTGCAAAACACGCCCGGTGCTGGCGCTGGCGGTCGGCAGCGTCACCGTGCAGGACGACCCAGACTTGTTGTTGATCAGCCAAGTTTCACCGGCTGCCACCGAGAAGTTGGCTGTCTTAGTGACCGGGGCACCACCGGCACCGGAGATCACAGACGCCGGGGTGACGTTTGTCCAATAGGTGCCGTTGTACTGGATCAGGTCGTTGGTGGCAAGGGTGCCGAACTGCACGTTCGAGTCGGTGCCGCCCAGCACGGAGCCTGTGGATATGCGCACAAACACGTCGCCCGAGCCTGCCGGGGCAGCGTTGATGACCGCAGCAATCGTCGCTTTGACGTTGGGCGCTGTCGGCTGGGTCTTGGTCAAGCCGCCAGGAATTGCGGGGTTGTAGTACAGGATGTCGCCGTCGGCCCAGACCTCACCAACAGGAGCGCCTGTGGTGTTCCAGCCACGCACATGCCCAAACGAGGTCACCAAGCCAAATCCGTTGGTGGCAATGTTTTCGGCGGCCACGCCGATCAAGTACTGGCCGTCCGTCAGACCCGTAGCGGGCGCGCCCCGGATCACGCCGCTGGCACCCACCGCGCCAGTGAACATGATCAGTTGGCCCTTGGTGATCGTGCTGTCGGCCTTGATGTAGAAATACTGCGCCTCGCCGACCGGCTGAAGCACGTTGGGCGTCATCTGGATGCCCAGAGTCGTGCCGCCATCCCACGCCACGGTGCCCACGGTCGTCGGCAGCGGCGAAGGTGTCGTGTCAAACGTGACCCACGGCAAATTGTCTTGTTGCAGTGCAGCAAGACTGCCAAGGTCTGGCTGGCGCTGGGTCTGCACCTCCTGGCGCAGCTCGTTCAGTTGTTGTTGAAGTTCTTCGACAGCCTTGGGCGGAAGCGTCTGCAACTCTTGCCGCACGGCATCGAGCGACGCTTGCAACTCGGGCGTGCCAGCGATTGGCTGCGACAGCAAACCGTTGATGTCGATGATGATGTCGGTGAAGTCTTCCTGCTGCGTGGGCGGCGGCCCAAGCTGCAAGTCAGTCAGCGACGTGGTGTTCTGACCGCTGCCGGTCAGTTGGAACAGGTTGAGAAAAAACCGATACCATTCACGCGCAATCAACCCGGTGCGCGGGTCGATCAGCGGCACCCGTGGGGGCGTGATGTTGGTGAGATCGACATTTGCCATGTTTAGGCATTCGTCGGGCTGATAAGTAGCTCGGCGCCCATGATCGCCGTCTTCACAGGATCGGTCATCGACAGCTCGTACACGCGATCGCGCAGCTTGAGCGTCATGCCAAGCCTGCGGAACCATACGCGGCGGTAGAACTCGCCGATCTTGCCCACCTTGGACCAGTGCTCGTTCGACCAAGTGTGACCGCCATCGTCCGACCAGCGCAGCATCACCTCGGGGTCGCTGCCCTGGCCCAAGTTCAAGCCGACGCCCGACTCGATGTCGATCTGCATGGCGTGCTGCGCGGTGCGCCTGAGATTGTTTTGGCCGGTCGGCAGCGCCCGCCAGGTGCGCAGCCATTTCTGAATCTGGCCGTTGTCGGCGTAGGTGTCAAGATCGAAGGCGTAAATGTTGCCGTTTTCGTAGTCGCCCACGATGATCTTGTTGTTGAACGCCATCTGGCAGTTGCTGCGGTGGCGCGTGAACGAACCGTTGCTCCAGCCAGCCCGCTCATGCCACGCGCCCGTCGCTACGTCGTACACCCAGGTCGTGTTGGCGCTCGGGAAGATCAGCACGTAAAAGCTGTGGCCGTCCTGTTGGTACGTGTACGCCAGCGCGTCCGACAGATTGCCGTACTGCTGGATGTGCCATTCGACAGCGTGCGTGCTGATGCGCTGGCCGGTGTAGCCGTTGGACCGATAGACAATGCCCTGACCCCGAGCGTCGGCGCCCAGCCAGAAGATGCCGTTGTCCATCTTGGCAATCGTGTACGCTGCCGCACAGCCGATCTCGTTGAACGCGCCTTGGATGCGTTGCAGCGGAAAGTCTTGCGTGCCTGCGTCATACCAGACCTCGACGCTGTTGGTGCCATAGACCCAAACCTCGCGGTGATCGACGATGATGCCGACCACGCCGTCGGGCGAGCCTTCGGCGCTGGCAAAGTCCAGTGGATCGATGCTGGTGCCGTCAAACAAACTGGTGATCCAGATCTTCTGGCTGTTGGGCTCATTGAAAACGAAATAGCCGTCCAGAAAGCCAACCGTCACCGCGCCCGGAAAGTCGGGGTCGGTGATCGGCGCAAACACGTTGGTCTGGTTGTTGTAGATGTAGCTCGGGCCATTGGCCGCGATGAACAACTGCGTGCCGTTGTCGGCCATGCTGACCGGCCCAGTACCCGCCACAGTGCCTAGCAGCGTCGCGGCGTAGCTGGTATTGATCTTGTACAGGCTGTTGCCCGAGACAACGAAGGCCACGGTGTTGTCGGACGAGAACGACCACAAGCCCCGAATCGGCCCGTTGCCAACGGTGGCGAGGTTCAGAAGGCCCGGGCATCGCTGGAGAAACGCGGGCTCTTTGCCGCCTTCGGCAACGATCTCCGGGAACAGATTGACCATGCGAGCATCCGCAGCGTTGACGCTGCGTGCCACATACGTCGAGCCGAGGATCGGGGTCTTCATCAGTAGTTACCGGCGTAGACGTTGAACCGCTGGCGAGTGGCAATCAGCGAGTACGGCATCGACATGATGTCGTCCGGGTTGTTGATGCGCTTGAGGTTGCGCTTGCTGTACATCGCAATTCGCTGCACCTGGGGCGACGGCTCAACGCCAAACTCAGGCGCGATCTCGCAGGCCAGGTTGTACGTGAACGCCCGCAGATAGCCTGGCGGGAACAGAATCTGCGTAGACAGATCGGCGGGCTTAGTCAGCTCTTCGACGCTGACGAAATGCCATTCCAGCAGCCGCGTGGGCACTGGATAGATGTACATCTCGATGTCGGGGTACGTCATGTTGACCCAGATCACCTGCGGGTACGTGGAGGTCACGGTCTTGACCGCAATGCCGTCGTACTGCTGCTGATTGATGATCTTGATGCCGAAGCTGACGTTGGTGCTGGGGTCGCGGAAGTACGTCGCGTCGTCCAACAAGATCGGGCGATTGCCGACAAAATCGCCAGTGGGGCCAAGCGTGCGCTTGACGGTGCTGGTGGGCCAAAGGTAGACCTGATCCTGCGTGGAAAACACCGCAAGACGCTCGGTGTTCCACGAGTCGATCATCTGGTTCAACGCCATCAAGGCGTCTTGAGACACGGCTGCCGAAGGCGTCTCGCCCTCGGCCAGCACACCTAGCAGCCGCAACGCTCGGTTGATCTGATCGTTTGCGCTGTAGGTCGCCATCTCACTCTCCTTCGTTGGACTGCGGTGCCAAGAAGTCCGGCACCGGTTCTTCAGTTTTCTTACGACGGCCGCGCCGCGCAGCCGGAGCAGTATCGGCATCCGGCTCAATTTCCTGCTCGGGATTGTAGCGTTCCCACCCTTGTTGTTCGTCAAAATCCGCTTCCATGTCGGAGCAGGCGACTTTGGCCCCATGAACGGGGTGCGTTAGGTAGATTACTGCCATGTGAGTAAAAGTGGGAGCCGAAGCCCCCACTTTATCAGCCGATGCGCCAGTTGGTGCCGTCGCAGAACACCGGCACCACGTTGGAGCCGCCGCCTGCAACAACCGCTCCGATGCCAGCCGTGAGGGCGGCGTTGGAGTTGTTCACTGCCATACGCATGCCGGCAATCGCGCTTGACGCTGCGGGCAGCGAGGCGACGGCGACAGGCGTGAAGGTAGCACTGGTCAACTGAGGATCCGCATACGCGACGCCAACAGGTTGATTATTTGCCATGATGTGTCCTTTCAAAACGGGGGCCGAAGCCCCCATTCAAACTTAGGCAATCTGGTACAGGGACCAGGTGCCGTCGCCGGTTTTACGGGCCACGTAACGGTTGGCAGCGGTCACTTTGGCAACGCCCACCAGCGTCCAGCCGGTGTTGGTCGTCAGAGTAGCGCCGCCAGCGCCCAGCGCCATCACCGAGAACAGGAACGACGAATTGACTTTGGCGCTGGACACCAGAGCGTCCAGGGCCGCGCAAGTCGGCAGTTGCAGGCTTTGGTCAGTGCCTGCGTTCAGGGTGATGATGCCGTTGGTCAGATCGGCAGCGACCAGGGTTGCAGCGGCAGTGTAGGCAGCCGGAGCAGCTTGGGTGAACAGTTGAACTTCGGAAATGTTGCCATCGCCGACTTGGTAGCCACCTGCGCCATTAGGGAGAGCCATGATGAATTCCTTTCAAATTGAGATCGAAGAAAGCCCCCGAAGGGGCGTTTCAAATTAGCCCCACAGGCGGCAAGCCATCTGCGGACGGATCGTGCTGTAGCCGTACAGCACGTCGATACGGCAGGGCATACGATCGTTGTTGATGTCGTACTGACGAAC